CGTATAACCAGTTGTTCATTGTGCGGAGGGAATATGCAGGATTATTTTTTGGAGTCGATGAAGCTCCAGCGTATTGATTTATTTATGAAACTTGTTGCTGCTAGTGATTGCACGGATGACGAGAAGCAGCTTGCCATTCAGTGGGTCTCTGAACTGACCGATGAGCTGATGCGGAAAGTCAGAAGCCACGAATATTCGCGCATGATGCACGCTTCAGATTAGTTTTTTCAGATGTCACGCGTAGCAAGATGTGATCGGATGGAAGCTACATATCACACCGGGATGCTTACGCAAGATGAGTCCGAACATAACGAGAGTTGCGAGGCGTTAGGCCATGGCTAAAAGTCCCGAAAAATTCCAGATCGTTTACCGAGGTGAGGTGCTCACTTACTACAAGCCTGGTGAATGGGTGTTTTTCCAACGGCCGAAAGAATGTGGCGGGGGTTACTGGCTCGGTAAAACCTACGACTTCGTTTTCATGCTTGAGATTCCATATCCCATTTCTTTACGGCAGGGCATGGATTTTCTGAATGAAACAGAAGGAATTGGCATCCACAAAGCCGCTTCTGTGGATGACTTCAAGCTGGAGTGAAGAGTGCATGACTATGCCGCATGAATTCGCATGATCCGAAAAGGATCGCTTTACCCTCGGCCCGCCAGTTCTGGCGGGCTTTCGTTTATGTCATGCAGGTGAATGAAAACCGCATCATAAAGCGGGCAGGCGTGGCGGGGGTACGAGCGCGCGCTGATGGGCTACAAAGGACTGTTATGTAATAAATTCCAAAAAATAGGGAATTGATAAATATAAGAAATTGTGAGATGTTTTTTAAAAACTGTTTAAGGATTAAACATATGTCATCTCAGTCCACATCTATCAAAAAGAAAATTGATTCTGGTAATGAGCGTTTGGCTTCACTCTTAGAGGACGTAGTAAGGGGTAGCATAAAAATCCCTGCTTTCCAAAGAGAGTATGTTTGGACAGATGAGCAGATATTGGGATTGATTGATTCAATATATTCTGGCTATCCAGTAGGATCGTTACTTTTATGGACAACTAAAGTTCCTTTAAAATTTGAAAGAAATGTTGGAGGGTTTGATTTACCTGAAATAAAGGAGGATTACCCTGTAAACTATATTTTAGACGGGCAGCAAAGGCTTACAACATTATTTGGGGTTTTTAATTCCGATAAACCAACAAAAAATAAAGAATTAGCTTCAAGATTTAATGTGCATTATGTTCCTCAAGACGATAAATTTTATCATGTATATACAAAGCCACATGATTTAAAAAGCATACCATTGAATAGTATACTTGAAACGACAAAGTTAATTTCGTACTTGAGTGATTTTGATGAGGGTGATAGAAATAAAATAACCAATCTGGTTGATAGGTTCAAAGATTATGATTTTCCGGTGGTTACAATTAAAGAACGTACCAATCAAGAGGTATGTCGTATCTTTCAAAGGATTAATTCATCAGGAACAAGTCTTAGTACTATTGAACTTTTAACGGCTTGGACATGGTCCGAAGAGTTTAATCTACGTATCGAAATTAATGAGATAAATGATTATTTAGCTAGTAAGGGTTTTAGGCATGCTGATGAGACATTGCTCATGCGATGCCTTACATCAATAGTAAATAAAGAAATTGATTCTGACACTTTGATAAATAATGATCCTGCGACTTTGGCTTCGTCAGTAAACTTATTGCGTGAAGGTATTGTTAAAGCAGTAGATTTTTTAGAGAAAGATTTAAAAATACAGAACTCTGTGTTTTTGCCATTCCCTATCATGCTCGTACCATTAGTTTATTTCTTTTCTAAGGAGGATCGGCCAACGGGATATCAATATAATTCAATAAAACGTTGGTTTTGGTGCTGTGCATTTTCTCAAAGATATAAAGCTGGCACAAATGCATTCGTAATGGAAGATATTTTGGAAATGGATAAGATCTTATCTATAAGAGATAAATATATCCAGTTCCCAATGAAAATAGAGGCTGATTTTTTCCGTAAATCATGGCGTATAAATTCCTCTGCTGCAAAATCAACAATATGTTTGTTAGCACAGTTGAATCCTAGAAGCTTCATTACAGGTAAATGCGTAGATTTAGGAACAGCTCTATCAGCTTATAACGCAAGACAGTTCCACCATATTTATCCTAAATCATTCTTGAGCAAGATTGGTATAGGATTTCACGAGTCAAATATTATTGCTAATATTGCATTTCTCACAGCTCAGGATAATAATAAAATTTCTGACGAAGATCCGGCCAACTATTTCCCTAATGTTAACTCTGCAGAAAGGATAGCTATATTTAACTCGGCGTTAATTGATGAGGAGTTATGGAACGGTGACAAATCCTTTAAAGAGTTTATTGATGTAAGAGAGAAAAGCTTAGTTAAAATGGCTCATAAAGCGATGATGGGCAATCTTTGAGTTAATTTTAATCTTAACTGTGATTTTTATGATGGAGAACTATCGCTGGTTTTCCATTAATACTATTCAATTGCCAAATAAATCTCCATGAGGTGTTATGTGAATAAGGGGGACCTACAAGATGAATACAATAAATCCATCGGTGCTATTGATGACTTCAGGAAAAATTTATCTGACCAGTTAACAAAATTAATTTTCGAGTCAGGTGTTCCATTGGGCATTAATCTTGAGTCAAGGGTTAAAGAATGGGGTTCTATTGCCGAAAAGGTCGATAGAAAAGAGCTAAACCTGAAGACAGTGCATGATTTGACCGACTTGATTGGATTCAGGATAATTTTACTTTTTAAAAGGGATCTGGATGTAATATCTAATTTAATCAAGGAGAATTTGAATGTTATTAGCGAGGATGATAAATTAGAATCTCTAGACGATAATAAGTTCGGCTATCAATCAAGGCATTATATTGTAAAAATCCCCAAGTCATGGCTCAAGGTTCCGTCGTTTGTTTCGTGTAAAGATTATAAGGCTGAAATTCAAGTTAGAACTTTGTCTCAGCATATTTGGGCGGCAACATCTCATAAGTTACAATATAAGAATGAAGAAAACATTCCCGTTCAATTAAGACGAGCTATAAATAGAGCTTCAGCAATGTTGGAGCTTGTTGATCTCGAATTTGAAAGAATCCTTATAGAAAGAGATGGTTATTTCGATATTCTGAATCAGAAATCAAATGATAATCTTACTCAAGATGAACACTTGAATATTGATAGCCTTAGGTTTATAGCATCGAGGTATCTTCCTATTGAGAATTTATCGGGCATTGAACCTTATGATGAGCTTATGAGTGAATTAACTTCAAATGGAATCCTTAAGGTTGATCAACTTGTTGACATTATTAAAAGTACAGAAGAATTCTGGATAAATGAAGAACGAACTCGAGTTGCAAAAGTTAGTAATGAGTCAGCTAAATCGTGGTGGACAAAAGGAAAGGGTGAGGATGATACTGAAGCGAGGATTAAACGCGGAGTATTCTACACTCATGTTGGTTTGATAAGACATGCTGTTGAGCACTATCTTGAAGGAATTGGTAAACAATATATTCGTTTAACTTAGAAATTTAAAAAGAGGCCATTTTATTTGGCCTCATAATTCTAAATAAGTGCATAAGTTTGAAATGAAATTACATCTTCGCCTAACCAGTGATTTAGTGTTTGGAGCTGCTTTTGTATCGGAATTAATTCATTACGCACGAATACACGACTTGCTTTTTCGATATCACCAAACCCTCCGGTATTATTAGGCATGATCCCCATCATCTGCGGCGGCACACGGTGCGCGGCCATCATGTCGTCACGGCTCACGTTTTTGATATTCAGAAACTCATCCTTAGCCGCCACCTCTGACAGCGGGATGATCTGAATCCCGTCCTTCTTCCCGTTCGGTGAGTACATAAACAGGTTGCGGAAGTTGCCCGGCCCCTTGGCGCTTTTCATTGCCTGGCGGATATTGTTTACGTCTTCCTGATTTTGCGCGGCGTCGGTCATATACATGATGAAACCGGCGTGGCTGCCGTTCAGGTAGTATTTGCGGCGGAACAGCGTAGCCGACTCGTTTAGCAGGGTGGACGGGATTGCCGAAAGATACTCCGGCAGGCCGTAAACCTCCTGATTTAAATCCGGCTCCATCAGGTGAAACACGCTGCCTTTAGTAAACTCGTAGGGCTGCGTGTTCATACCGTACTGCACAAACCAGTAGGTGTCTAAATCCGTGCCGCGTCGCGTGAATTTTGCCAGTGCCGGCTCAAGCGCCAGCACGCCGCCGAGCCTGTTGGTGCGCTTCTCAAGATAGGCGTTGCCGAACACCAGATAGTCCTGCACAAAACGGCTGAACGCCTGCTGACTCAGCAGCGGGTGAGGGATGAAGGTGCTGGTAAGAATGTTGCGCTTCACGTTGATAGGCGAGCTGTGATGCACGGCGGCGCGGAACGTGCGCGCCAGCCCGTCAAAGCTCACCGGCGGTTCATACCACTTATCCATCACCACGCATTCCACGTAGT